TATCAGCGGAGGAGGGAAAAGTCAATGATTGACCTGAAATCCTTCCGCGAGGAACGCAACGTAGCCGCATGCGACATTGTAGCCGTTATGCGCGAACAATACCCAGGATATGACAAGACCCTGCAAAGCAAGGTGGAACGTCCGGACAGATACGGCATCAGGCTTGTGAACGATGCGGAACGGCTGATAGATGAAGCGTTTGCCAAGACCGCGCAGGAAGCCCGCAGACGCGACAACCGCCGATTAAAGGCACGAATCCAGTGCCGCATGACAAAAACCGAATTAGAGCGGTTGCAACACGCTTTAAACGCAGATGGATACGACACCATACAGGCTGGATTGACGGCCATCATCAAGAAGTATTTGGAGGATAGAAAAGATGTTTGATACCGCCTTTGACCCTATGAACCCATACAACGATGTGCAGGACGATATTCAGGCCGAACAGTGCTTGCAGGAAATCAGGCGTATCAACGAGGAATCGCAGCGGCTGCTGAACGTGTGCAAGGCGCAGATTGATTTCTACACCGCGCGTGCCAAGCAGATCGAGGAAGAACGCGACAGGAAAAAGGCCGATATTAACGGCAAGCTGTCCATCTACTTTCAGTCCGTCCCGCACAGAAGCACCAAGACGCAGGAAACATACAAGCTTGCGTCCGGCGTGCTGAAACTGAAAAAGCCGTCCCCGGAGTACAAGCACAATGATTCGCTGCTTATAGAAGCGTTCCCGGAATTCGTGGAACAAAATCCGAAGTTCCGTTGGGGTGAGTTCAAGAAAACGCTGAACGTTGTGCACGAAGGGTATGACACGGTGATTGTACACAAGGACACCGGGGAAACCGTACCCGCCGGACTGGTTGAAATCGTGGAGCGCGAACCTGAATTTGTGGTGGAGGTGTGATATGGGACTTCCCGTTCTGATTATTGGTGAATCCGGGTCCGGGAAAAGCGCGAGCATGCGTAATTTTCAGCCCGGAGAGCTTGGCATCATCAACGTGTCGCGCAAGCCGCTGCCGTTCCGTACATCGCTGAAATGCGTTAATACGGATAATTACATGCAGATCGATGACACGATCACAAAGGCAAAGGCGAAAAGCCTTGTGATAGACGATGCGCAATACCTGATGGCAAATGAATTCATGCGCAATGCAAAGGTCAACGGGTACCAGAAATTCACGGATATTGCGCTGAACTTCTGGACGCTGGTTCAAACCGTAGTGAACGATTTGCCCGATCAGAAAATTGTATATTTCATGGCGCACACCGAACGCGACGCAAGCGGAAACGAAAGGATGAAAACCATCGGCAAGATGCTTGACGAGAAGATCACGATAGAAGGTTTGTTTACCATCGTCATGAAAACCGTGGTTCAGGATGGACGCTATATGTTTTCAACGCAAACAAACGGACAGGACACTGTAAAAACGCCAATGGGCATGTTTGACCAGCCGCTGATTGACAACGATTTGCGCATGGTAGATATGACAATCCGCGAATATTACGGCCTGCCAAAAAACATAAATCAGGAGGAAAACAAGGATGAAAATGCCTAATGGGTACAGCGACGTGCAGGCGCGCACCGGAGCGCGGGAACAGCTTCCGGCAGGCGGGTATGTGTGCAGAATTCGCGGAGCAAGAGAGGAAACAAACAGCGGGTACTGGCAGTTTGTGATCGCGTTTGATGTGCATGAGGGCGAGAAGGCCGGCATCTTTGATCGAAGGTACAAGGATGACGTGCAGGCCAACAAGGATGCAAAATGGCCGGCGGCGGGAACGCATCGAGTCTTTGTGATGGGCTATAACAACCGCGAGCAGTGCTCTCCGGAATTCAAGGGACTGATTACATCCGTGGAAGAAAGCAATCCGGGATTCGTTATGCAGTGGGGAGAAGGAACGGAGCAGTCATTGGTTGGCAAGCTGATCGGAATTGTGTTCCGCGAAGAGGAATTCATGTTGCAGGACGGTTCCGGGGTTGGCGTTGCCACGAAACCCATGTATGCATGCAGCGTTCAGCACATACGCGATGGCGTAAAAATCCCGAAGCGCAAGCTGATCTCCGGCGCAGGACAAGCCAAGGCAGCGCAACAGCCACCGGCGCCGCCAGCGCTGGCGGATGAAGAATGCCCGTTCTGATTGATTATGCCGCGATTCGCAAGGCCGTGCCGATGGAACGCGTACTTGCGGCGTATGGGATTGACGTGAAAAGGGGCAAGGCAATATGCCCCTTCCACGCGGACAAGCGGCCAAGCATGAAGGTGTATGACGATGGCTATTACTGCTTCGCATGCGGAAACGGCGGGGACGCAATCAAATTCATAGCACGCATGGAAAACGTGCCGAACCATACGGCAGCGGTCAGAGCGGCAGAAATCGGCGGAATCGCGTTGGCGGAAAACGATTACAGGGGGCAAGAGGCCGCGCGCAAGCGTGCGGCAGAGGCGCGACATAGACAGCGCGCGATAGATCAGGCACGGGGCGAATATAGGACGCTGTGCGAAGAACGCAAGCGGATTGAATCGTATAAATCCAACGCGATACCGTTTTCGGATGACTGGTGCGACGCAGCCCGCAGGCTGGAAAGAGTTGAGGTGAAATTGGATGGACTTTTTGAATGGATCGCCGCAAACGATTAATTATTTTTCGGACGAACTGTACAAGAAAATATATGACTTGCGCGGCGATGCATTTAAGCACCGCGTGGCGCTGGAACAGGCTGCGGCAGAGGCGAATGCACACGGATTCAAGACATTCAAGGGGATGTACCGCGCGTATGAGGCGAGGCAAAAGGGGCTTAGCGCAATATCTTTCGGCGGCAACACGTCAGAGTTTGAGGGGCAGCCGATGGAGCTGGAAACGGGTGAATGGCGGGCAGACGATGCCGCTATAACGCGCAAAACGTCTATCGGCGAGGAAGTCGCATGCGTGCACCCTATTATGCCCGTAAAACGGCTGATTAATGTGGATTCCGGCGTCGAAAAGCTTGAAATCGCATTCAGACGCGGTGTTGCGTGGCGGCGGATAACGGTGGACAGGCAGACGATTGCCAGCGCAAACAAAATCGTGGCGCTGTCGGACAGCGGCATCGCGGTTACATCTGAAACGGCAAAGGCGCTTGTGCGGTACCTGCATGACGTTGAAAACATGAACTATGACGCATTGCCGGAAATGCCATCTGTCGGGCGGCTTGGGAATATACCTGGGCATGGATTTTCTCCATACGTTGACGGATTGGTGTTTGACGGTGACGCAGCGTTCCGGGATGTATTCCGTGCTGTATGCGCCAAGGGGGATTTTGCGGAATGGGTAAAGATCACAGCACAGATGCGCAGCTATTCACTGGCCGCAAAAATCGTGATTGCAGCATCGTTTGCGTCTGCGCTGGTGGAACCGTTCGGCCTGCTTCCATTCTTCATACACTTGTGGGGGACGACATCCGGCACTGGTAAGACGGTGGCACTTATGGCAGCTGCAAGCGTGTGGGCGGATCCCGCGATGGGACGATATATCAAAACGTTCGACAGCACTGGCGTTGGGTATGAATTCTATGCGGGGTTCCTGAATTCGCTGCCGATGATCATAGATGAATTGCAGCTTGCGCGGGACGAACGCGGCAATACGAAATTCAACGTGTACAAACTGGCAGAAGGTGTTGGCAGACTGCGCGGAAACCGGGCGCGTGGCATCGATCAGACGCTGACATGGCGCAACTGCATCATAACATCGGGCGAAACACCGCTAACGCAGGACAACGCAGGCGCAGGCGCGCTGAACCGCATTATTGATATCGAATGCAATGACGAAACGCAGAAGATCGTTGAAAACGGCCGTGCAGCCGCCGGGATACTGCGGCAGAATTACGGGCATGCAGGGCGCGAATTCATTAACAGGCTTACGCCGGACGCGATCAGGGATGCAAAAACGGGATATGACGCGGTATTTGCGGCGCTGTCCGCAGATGATGCAACGGACAAACAGGCGCTGTCCGCATCCATCATCATAACGGCAGACAGGTTGATATCCGATTGGTTCTATCACGACACGCCTGTTACACCAGCGGACATGATCGGATTTTTGCAAACCAACGCATCTGTGGACATCAACGAACGGGCATACGCATTTATGTGCGATTGGGTTGCGCAGAACGCGAACCGAATGGGCAAGGATGCGCAGCAGGATGTATACGGCCTGATCGAAGATGACAAGGCATATATCATCCGCAGCGTGTTCAACCGGGTGGTATCTGCGGAAGGATATTCGCCGAAGGGGTTCCTAGGGTGGATGAAACGCAAAGGGCTGATTGACACAAGGGGGCGCGCATTTACCGTCGGAAAGAGAATCGGGAATGTGCTTGCGGAATGCGTGTGCATGCACACCAAGGTTGAAGACCTGCCGTTTTAATGTGGAACTGTGGAACATGTGGAACCAAAACATGTATATGTGTTATAGACACACACACACTACACTATGTGTATTCCCTATATAGGAATATGTGCAAAATGTTCCACAGTTCCACACACACCCGCAAACGTGCTAAATGCCTAGGAAAATCGCGTGGAACTAGCAGTTCCACAAAGTACCACAAGTTCCACGTATGGAGGTAAGACAGATGAATGATGGTGAAATCAAAAGCGCACTGGCGCGCAGGGGATACAAAATGCATCCGTATCAGTTAGACGCAATCGCAAAGGTGGCGAGCAGGATTATTACAATCCTGTGCGGTGGAACCGCGTCACTGATGTCAGCCGGAGAAGCGATCATGGCGTTGGATATAGCGCGCAGCATTATAGAAAAAGGGGCGATAAACGATGAGGGGCGATAAACGATGCAGATAACGCTTAGACCGTATCAACAGGATTGTATAGATGCAATCCCGGAGTGCGGCAGTTATCTGGTGCACATGGCAACGGGGTTAGGTAAAACGGTCACCTTCTCCCGTATCCCGCGCAAAGGACGCATGCTGATTCTGTCGCACCGCGAGGAACTTGTCAGGCAGCCATTAAAGTATTTCGATTGCCTGACGGGCGTGGAGATGGCCGCAAGCAGTGCACCGTACAGCGCGGAGGTGGTCAGTGCATCGGTCCAATCCATTGCACGCAGGATTGGACGGTATGCCCCGGATGATTTCGATATCATCATCACGGACGAAGCGCATCACGCTGCGGCGAACACCTATCGCCGCATTTACGACCACTTCCGTCCACGCCTGCATGTCGGATTCACCGCAACGCCGAATCGCGGCGATAAGGCAAGGCTGGATAATGTATTTTCCGAAATCGTTTTCTCGCGCGATTTACGGTGGGGAATTGAGCAGGGGTATTTGTCAGACATCCTGTGCCGCCGCGTAAATATCGGGTATGACCTGACCGGGATTCGCACGCGCAACGGTGATTACGCGCCGGGCGAACTGGAAAAGGCGATGGACGGAA